CCTGCTGCGGAGTCGATTCACGAAAGCCGCCTGAGCGCACCTGGCAGAGTTATGGCACCTGGATTGAGCCACAGGATTCCCAGGCGAAGGCAGGACAGGCGGCTCCCGTGACCAAGGGCACCCGGTACGCCGCGGGACTCGGGCGCAACTTATGAAAGGCGGGGCTGGTGCGGGAAAAACTCCAGCGCCCTTGGCGACACGCGACCAGCGGCGAACGGCTGGCGCAAGCGCGCGACGAAAGAACGCTGACAGCCCGGAGAGACGGGCAGCCGACAATCCAAAAGGAGAGAAAAAATGATTGGACGTTACTGCATGGTGCGAAGCACAAACGCCGGGGTTTTTGCCGGAACTGTCGAGTCACTCTCCGGGAGAGTGGCGAAGTTGCGCAACGCGCGCCGCATCCACTATTGGAATGGCGCGGCCTCGCTGTCTCAGTTGGCCACAGACGGGACAAGCAAGCCAAATGACTGCCGTTTCCCGTGCGCGGTCGATGAGGTCTTGCTGTTCGAGGTCATCGAAATCATTCCAATCACTGAAAGGGCCGCAAAGTCGATTGCGTCCGTTCCGGTATGGGCGCGATGAGCAGCTCAGGCTCAGGCTACGGCTCCGGCGACAGCTCCGGCTCCGGAGACGGCGACGGCCACGGCATTGGCTCAGGCTCAGGCTCAGGCTCAGGCTCAGGCTCAGGCTCATGCTACGGCCACGGCCACGGCGTTGGCTCAGGCTACGGCCACTGCGACGGCTCCGGCCACGGCCACGGCGTTGGCTCAGGCTACGGCTCAGGCTCATGCTACGGCCACGGCCACGGCGTTGGCTCAGGCTACGGCCACTGCGACGGCTCAGGCTACGGAGAAGGATCCGGCTACTGAAAAACCAACCCATAAGGGGACTCCATGGACATTTTGAATTCTTTGTTGTTGATCGCGATTCTGATCGTAGCCCCCGTTGTGGCCGGAATGGCCATGGGCTACGGCTTGGAGGAAGACCGCGATGATCGCTGATCCTATCGATGTACTGCGCCGTATCGTGAATGAAGTTGCTGGTCCTGGAGATCGTATATGTGATTTCTCATCGCTGCCTGCACATTTGGTATTTGATGCGCGAGAAGCGATCGAGTCATCCGTCCCAACTTCCGCACAAGACGCGCATGTCGAACTTCTGTTGGCGCGCCTGCGGAAGGCCGACGAAACCATCGTTTCGCTGCGGTCGGAGATTGACCACCTGCGCAGGGTGACCGACGAAGCAGAGAGCAAGCTGGCCGCACTCGTTGAGGCAAACGCCGAGCTTGATCGCAAGATTGAGTCGGCCGCCAGTCGCCATCTTGTCTTTGCCCCATACGAGCGACTTGCCGCATACGACCGTCGGCAGGAGTGCGACGCATGAAAATGCTCTGGATAATCGTCTTTCTGCTCGCGTGCTTCGGCATCGTCGGGCGCATCGACTACGAGAGCGCGCTGGCCATGGACGAGTTCCGCCTTCCGGCAGCCAACGCCATCTACGCCCGTCGCGCTGCGGCGAAGTGGGGTGACGAATGATCAGCCATGTAAACACAACCACAAGAATGACTGACATGAACATCAATACTCTAGAATCTCTCGGAATCAGTATCGAGACTATCCACGACCGGATCGTGGATCAAGCGGTTGAGACCCTGCTGAGTTCCAGCGGATTCGACCCAGACAGCGATCAAGAGGTGCGCTACGAATCGCGCTTCAAGAAAGAAATCACGGCCCGCATTCAGAAGGCTGTCGATGAGAAGATTGCCGCACTGGCTGCGGTGCATTTGATCCCTCGCGTCGGCGAAATGATCGAGTCGGCAGATATGCGCCGCACGAACACATATGGCGAGCCGAAGTCGCCGCCGATGACGTTCAAGGAATACCTCGCCTCTCGCGCAGAGGTCTACATGAGCGAGGACGTTGATTACACCGGCAAATCGAAGGAAGAAGGAGGCTATAACTGGCGGTCGTGCGGCCCCCGTCTTGCTGTCCTGATGAAGAGCTACATCAAGGACTCGATGGATGCCGCAGCAAAGTCGGCGGTCAATGACATCAACAAGGTGATCGCCAATAACATCGAGAAAGTGGCGAAAGACGCCATCGCATCGGCGGCTAGCGCAATCAAGGTTGCTGTTTCGGTTTAGAGCCATGACTAATACTTGGCCGGGGGGATGCCGGCACGCCATGGTGCAATCCGCTCACGAGGATTGGAATGCACGTCACTACCCAGGCACAAGACAGATCTGCACTCTATGCGGAGAGGCTACTGGCCGCTGCGAGGAAGATGCAATCTTCTCTGAAGCCGGGGAAGGACCCATGTGCGAAGCCTGTTTTGCAGAAGGAGAACAACCATGAAGACCACGCTCAACGCCATTCGCTCGCACGGCCCTTGCGCCTGCGGAGGGTCGAAGCTGCTTGCCAGTCTCGGCAAGGCCGGGCCAGACGATGATCCGCTTTCCATCCTGACAATCCTGGAGTCCAACGGACTCGATGACGCATGGGATGCCGCACGGGCCACCCAAAAAGAAAAGCTCATCGAGATTTGCGAGGCGTGCCAATGAGCCACATCTACACGCCAGGCCCGGGAGACCTCATGCCGAAGTTTGCCGGACACCCACATGATTCGCGCACAGATGACGATGATGGTAGCGACGACGCTACCGCCGAAGTCATCAACGACGTGCGGTACTGGCTCAACTTGGCCCACGTCGCCGCTCTCAATGCTGACCTGGCCAAAGCGCGCAAGCACCTTGAGGAAGCAAAGACGGCTCTTGATGAGCTTCTGGAGCCTGCGCCGTGAGCGACGACGGCGGGGTGCAGTTCTGGCAGGAATTTCAACAGTGGGAGGAGTGTAATGAGCAACATTGCAGCGGCATTCGTGAAGGCCAAGAAGGCGTTTCGGCCGGCGCTGAAAGAGAAGGCGAACCCGGCTTTCAAGGGATCGAAGTACGCGGACCTGTCATCGTGCATTGAAGCGGTTGATGACGCATTTCTCGCGAACGGCATCGCCATGTATCAGGAGTGCCACCCGGACGACGCCGGAGTCACTGTCGAGACTGTGCTTCTGCACGAGTCCGGGGAATCCATTCGCAGCGGCCGGCTTCACGTGCCGGCGAACAAACAAGACCCTCAAGGATTCGGAAGCGCGCTCACGTATGCCAGGCGCTACAGCCTGATGGCCGCATGCGGAATTGCGCCGGAAGACGACGACGGGAACGCGGCAAGCCGCAAGAAGTCGCCAGAGCCGACTCCTACCATGTCCGAAGATGATGTCGAGGCGCACCAGATCGCCATGCACAAAGCGGCATCGTCGGATGCTCTGCGCGCGGCTTTCGGAGTGGCGTACAAAGCCGCCAAGGCCATTGGCGACGCGGCGGCAGCAAAGTCGCTGCAGGAATTCTACGATGTCCGCAAGAAGACGCTGGCGGAGACTGATGGGGTGTCAGCATGAGCGCGCTATTCGAGTTGGCCGCAGAGTACCGCGAGGCGCACGAGCGCATGGAAGCCGCCGGATTCGACGCACAGACTATCGCCGATACGATGGACGGAATGGCCAGCGATCTGGAAGAGAAGGCGATCGCTGTCGCCAAGTTCGTGCGCAACCTGGAAGCCGAAGCGGCCGCCATCAACGAAGCCATCAAGGCGATGCAGGACCGCGCGACGGCAACGGCGAACCGTGCCGCCGGCCTGCGCAAGTACCTGATGGACGCGATGATCGCAAGCGGAGTCCGCAAGGTGTCGTGCCCGTACTTCGTGGTCGGCGTGCGAGACACGCCGGCGGCCGTGGTGATTGACGACGAGTCGGCCATTCCGTCGCGGTTCATGGTGCAGCCGGAAGCGCCTCCGCCAAGGCCGGACAAGCGCGCGATCGCCAAGTCGATAGAGGTCGAGCCGGTGCCATGGGCGCATTTGCAGAAATCGACCATGCTTTACATTCGCTGACACAAGGAGTTGTAGATATGAAAGGTTTTTTGAATTCGGCGCTGGCTATTCTTCTTGGCGCACACTTTCGCGGCGCTGGCACTGGCTTGCCTTCTGCTGCGCGCTCACCAGTATCTGGATTTCGCCAGCCACCTCCGATGTTTGGCCGCGGAGTGGCAAAGCAGAAGCGCGCAGCGATGAAGGCGAAGCGCGTTGCGGCGCACCGGATGGCTTGCAGATGATTGACGACGGCGGGGACGCGTTCCCTCATTGCGACCTTTGGAGAGGATCGAGCCACGGAATGACTCTCCGCGATTACTTCGCCGCGGCGGCCATGCAAGGATGGCTGGCTTCTTACGACAAATGCCCCAGACACCCGACATCAGACGGATCGGCAAAGCGCGTAGCGGAAATGAGCTACGCCATGGCCGACGAGATGCTACTCGCGAGGGGATAATCATGACTTCCCAATACCAACAATTCGTCTCCAGCAAGCTCGGCGTCGTATCGTCGCAAGGAATCGCCTCAGACGCCGAAGGCTACGACCTTTTCCCGCACCAGCGCGACTTGACTAGGTGGGCATTGCGCCGTGGCCGGGCGGCGATCTTTGCCGACACCGGGCTCGGAAAGATGCGTATGGCGATCGCGTGGGCGAACGAGGTGTGCATGCACTCCGTCGCGCCGGTCATTATCCTTTGCCCGCTGGCCGTTGCGCAGCAGTTCGTCGCCGAAGGAATCCTGATGGGTGTCGTCGTGACGCACTGCCGGGAAGCGCAAGACGTGACGCCAGGCATCAACATCACGAACTACGACCGCATGCACAAGTTCGATATGCGCCAGTTCGCGGGCGTCGCCTTGGACGAGTCGAGCATCATCAAACACCACTCAAGCCGCACGCTGGCGCTTCTGATTGACGCCTTCCGGACCACTCCATACAAGCTATGCTGCACCGCCACTCCGAGCCCGAACGACTGGACTGAACTGGGCACGCATGCTGAATTCCTCGGCGTCAGAAGCCGCGCTGAGATGCTGGCCGAATTCTTCGTGCATGACGGAGGGGAAACCAGCGTATGGAGGCTGAAGGGCCATGCGCGCACGGCGTTCTGGAGATGGGTTGCGTCATGGGGAGCAATGATCCGGTCGCCGGCCGATCTTGGCCACGACGCCAGCGCATACGATTTGCCGCCACTCGTCATGCATCAGCACACCGTCGAGATTGAACACAATCCGGAGCATGGGCTGTTTGCCATGGAAGCACGGACGCTGACCGAGCGCAGACAGTCGAGGCGCGACAGCATGGCGGAACGCGTCAATGCGTGCGCTGGACTGGTCAATTACGACGCCGAGCCGTGGATCGTCTGGTGCGACCTGAACGATGAAGGCGATGCGCTTGAAAAAGCCATCCATGGATCGGTTCAGGTTGCCGGCGCAGACGACAACGACACGAAGGAGCAACGGGTTTTGGATTTTGTGCACGGAAAGGCGCGCGTTCTGGTGACAAAGCAGAAAATAGCCGGATGGGGGTTGAATTTCCAGCACTGCGCGAATCAAGCATTTGTCGGCGTCAATGACAGCTACGAGGGTCTGTACCAAGCCATCCGCAGGAGCTGGCGATTCGGCCAGAAGAGGCCGGTCAATGTCCATGTGTTCGCGTCCAATCAGGACGGCGCCGTCGTGGCCAACATCAAGCGCAAGCAGGCCGCAGCGGATGAAATGTCGGCGGCAATGTCATCGGAAACATTGGCCGCTGTCCGCGATTCCGTTCTCGGAGCAACCAAAGACACGAACGAGTACGCAGCCGGCCGGCGCATTCAACTTCCCGCATTCCTCGCAGCATGAGCCAGAGCAAGCGCCAATCACTCATCGAGTCATGCATCAACGTGTCGATCGGATTCTGGGTATCACTGGCCGCTCAGATCGCCGTGTTTCCGCTGTTTGGGATCCGCATCGAAATGGCCAGCAACATCATCATCGGCGCCATCTTCACCGCCATCAGCATCGCGCGTAGCTACTGCGTGCGGCGCCTTTTCAACTGGATTCACAGGGGGTAATCATGCACTGCATCGAACAAGAGTCAGGCGAGAACTACGCGATCATCAACGGCGATTGCGTAGAGTCGCTTGCCGGGATTCCCGACAAGTCGATCGACTACTGCATCTTCTCGCCGCCGTTCGCTATGCTCTACACCTACAGCAATTCGCCTCGCGACATGGGCAACTGCCGATCGGATGCGGAGTTCTTCGAACACTTCGGGTTTCTCGTCGATCAACTGGCGCGCGTCATGAAGCCAGGTCACAACGTCAGTTTCCACTGCATGCTTTACCCGACCAGCAAGGAGCGCGATGGCTACATCGGCCTGCGCGATTTCCGCGGCGATCTGATTCGGGCATTCCAGGCGAAGGGGTTCATCTACGCGTCCGAGGTCTGCATCTGGAAAGACCCGGTGACGCAGATGCAGCGCACGAAGTCCCATGGCCTGCTGCACAAGACGGTGCGCAGCAACGCCTGCATGAGCCGCCAGGGGATTCCTGATTACCTCGTGACCATGCGCCAGCCAGGCGAGATGGTTGATCGCGTGACGCACGGCGACGAGTATCCGGTGAGCAAGTGGCAGCAGGTCGCTTCCCCGGTATGGACAGACATCGACCCATCCGACACGCTGCAATTCCGCAGTGCGCGCGAGCACGATGATGAGCGTCATATTTGCCCACTTCAGCTCGAAGTCATCCGTCGCGGGATTGAACTTTGGACGAATCCCGGCGATGTCGTGCTTTCCCCGTTTGCCGGAATCGGCAGCGAGGGGTATGTGGCATTGCAAGCCGGCCGCAAGTTCGTCGGCGTCGAGTTGAAGGCCAGCTACTACCGGCAAGCCGCGCAGAATCTGAAAAACGCTCTGCGCATTAGCGGCGATCTGTTCGGCGACGTCATCGGGTCAGACCGGTGACGGATAACGGCCGATCTAACCGCGCCGATTCCGGCGCTACAGGAGCAACGATGAGTGAGACGACGCAACCAGCCGGCATTGGTCCGGTTGAGAGAAGTGTTAGGCCGCAGAAGCGGCTGTACGTGGTGCGCGTGGTGCGCGAAGCGTATGTGCTTGCCGAAGACGAGTCCGAAGCTGCTGAGATGCAGGGCGAGATTGAGCGGTGGGAGACAGCCGAGGTCGAGGTGAGCAGTGGCGCCGAGAAGCTGTACGGCTGGAGCCAAGATCCCGAGCGCTGCTTGGTGTACCACAACGGCGCCGACGACATCACGCTGGCGCAGGCACGGCGGGACTTTGCTGCCGCCTAACGCAAAAGTCAGCGGTGCCGGTACGGCGTCCGCTGGACTGCCGGGTTCGGCGGCTGCCGACAACGAAGCGCCGTAGTGCCAGCGCCGACTCTTGAAAGGAAAGAACATGCGATTTCAACACGATTGCGAAAAATGCAAGTCACTCGGCGAGTTTGGATATGCCGACCTGTACTACTGCGATGCGCAAGCCATTGGTGGCGCGACGGTGATTGCGCGCTACAGCAATGAGGGCGGTGA